GGGTAAATAAAAAAACATTATCTGAGAAAGAAGAAAAATCTATAGAAGAATTTTTAGGAACTAATTATTTTGACAGGACAATAGATTGGTTTGATCAGTTTATGGAGGCCGACGAAAAAGAAAAATTATATATAAAAAATATGTTAGATGAAGGAGAAGATTTAGATAAACCTGCTAGAATATACATATCTACCATACATGCAGCAAAAGGTGGAGAAGAAGATAATGTAATACTTTGTTTAGATATGGGTAGAAAAATTATTAAATCAATAAAAGAGAGTGAAGAATATTCAGACGAAGAAAATAGAGTCTGGTACGTAGGAATCACAAGAGCAAAAAATAACTTATATAAACTAAAAGCAAAAATAAACAGACAAGGATATAAACTATGACAAGTGAAGATATATTTAAAGAATCATTTCCACAATACACTCAGGTAGGCGGGAATCATTATACTAAGTTTCCAATTCAGCCGTATGAGTTTATCTCTAAAAATGATCTTTCTTTTTTCCAAGGAAACGTTATAAAATACGTTTGTCGTTATCAACGAAAGGGAGGAATAGAAGATTTAAAAAAGATAGTGCATTACTGTCAATTAGAGATGAAAAAAATAAATGATATGAGAAAGAAAAAATGACAGCTAGTTTTGGAATAGGCATGTTTTTATATAGCATGTTATGTTTATTTATCGGAGCTGGTATAGTCTATTATTTTATTAAAGATCTATAATGATTTTACCAACAATAGAATGGGTTCAACCCGAGGAGTTACCTGATCTACGTAATGTAGATGAGATAGCAATTGATTTAGAAACAAGAGATCCTGATTTAAAAAAATTAGGGTCAGGATCTGTAATTGGTAATGGTGAGATTATTGGTATAGCCGTAGCCACTCAACACTACAAAGGTTATTTTCCTATAGCTCATGGTACAGGTCCAAATATGGAACGCAAAAGAGTTATAGAATGGTTTAAAGATATTTGTAGTTCTTCTTCTACTAAAATTTTTCACAATGCAATGTATGACGTATCTTGGATAAGAGGGAACTTTGGCTTTGATATCAAAGGTTTAATTATAGATACAATGATTGCATCGTCTTTGATAGATGAAAATAGATTTTCTTACACACTTAACACTCTCTCTTGGCATTTTTTAAACAAAGGTAAAAATGAAACTAGATTAGTAGAGGCAGCAAAAGAAAGAGGGTTAGATCCCAAAGCTGAAATGTGGAAATTACCAGCAATAGAAGTTGGTGCGTATGCAGAACAAGATGCACAACTGACTTTAGAGTTATGGCAAAAATTAAAAACTATTATTATTGAAGATCATCTGCAGGAGATCTTTGATTTAGAGACTGACCTTTTTCCTTGCCTAGTCGATATGCGTTTCCTAGGGGTGCGGGTAGACGTGACAAAAGCCAATCAATTAAAAACAGCACTGGCAGTAAAAGAAAAAAACTTATTACAACAGATAAAAATAGAGTCAGGATTAGAGCCTCAGATATGGGCTGCAGCAAGCATCGCTCAAGTTTTTGATAAACTGAAGCTACCTTATAGCCGTACTGAAAAGACCAACTCTCCTTCATTTACAAAAAATTTTATTTCTAATCACAATCATCCTGTAGTCCGTATGATAGCAGAAGCAAGGAAAATAAACAAGGTTAGTACAACATTTATTGACACCATACTAAAACATGAACACAAGGGTAGAATCCATGCAGATATAAATCAAATTAGATCTGATGATGGTGGCACAGTTACAGGTAGATTTAGTTATTCTAATCCTAATTTACAGCAGATACCTGCAAGAGATCCTGAACTTGGCCCTTTAATTAGAAGTTTATTTATACCTGAAGAAGGTATGAGGTGGGGTAGCTTTGACTACTCGCAACAGGAACCAAGACTTGTTGCACACTATGCATTAAAGTTTCAATTACCATCTGTAAATGAAATTGCAGATTCATACGAAAGTGACCCATCAACAGACTTTCACAAAATTGTAGCTGAGATGGCTAATATACCAAGATCACAAGCAAAGACAATTAATCTAGGTTTATTCTATGGTATGGGTAAGGGTAAATTAATGAATGAATTAGATTTAACAAAAGATGCAGCAGAAGAATTGTTTGCTAAGTATCATGGTAAAGCACCATTTGTTAAACAGTTAATGAACAAAGTAATGACTGCAGCTCAAAGCAGAGGTCAAATTAAAACTTTACTTGGTAGACGATGTAGATTTCCAAAATACGAACCTATTCTTCGTGGATCAGACTGGGGTAAATTTGTTCCAGCGCAAGACGAAGAACGTATGAAAGAATTACAAGAGATGGGACCTTTCATTGTAGATGAAGATGGTAAAGTAACCAAAGAAAAAAATTATTGGCATAACAATCCAACACGTAGGGCATTTACATACAAAGCTTTAAATAAATTAATTCAAGGTAGTGCAGCTGATATGACAAAGAAAGCAATGGTAGAATTATATAAAGAAGGTTTAACAGCACATATACAAATACATGATGAACTTGACTTCTCTATCATAAATGAATTAGAGGCCGCAAAGATAAAAGATATTATGGAGAGTGCAGTAGATTTAGAAGTGCCAAACAAAGTAGATTACGAGTCGGGGGCTAACTGGGGTGATATTAAATGATAACTTTGTCTGTACAAAATTCTCACAACGCTTCTATATGTGAAACAAATGACAATGAGATAGTATATTTTCAAGAAGCAGAAAGATTAGATGGTATTAAAAAAAGCACTAATTGGACTATTCTTCTACGTAAATATACAAATACAAAAATTGATAAATTTATTTTTGTTCACTCTAGTTCAGACTATCCAACAGATAAAAAACATATAGAGAATGTATTACAGCAATACAATATTACATACAAAAAAATAGAATATAAAATAGATCATCATTTTTATCATGCGTGTGCAGCTTTTTTTAATTCAGGGCTAGAACAATCGTATGTATTTGTAATAGATGGAGCTGGATGTTTTGATCATTTTGATTATCCAACTTCTGAAATTATCTCTTTGTATTTATTTAAAAAAAATAAATATAAAAAAATATTTAAAGTATATTGTTCTGAGAAAGAACATATAGATAATAAAAATTATTTTATTAATACGTTAAGTTTAGGTAGTGCGTATCTTTTAGTTAAGCAAATATTAAATGTAAAAGAAGAGGGATCTGTTATGGCTTTATCTTGCTATGGTAATAATGACTTAAATAATTTTAAATTTTTTACTGAAAAATTTAATCATTTTACAACAATACAAAAAGATATATTTGATATTCAACTACCATATTACAAAAATAATACTACAGCTTTAAGTAAATTAATACAAACACGGCTAGAAGAAGTTGTAATAAATTATGTAAAAAATATTGTAAAAAATAAAAAAAGAAATTTGTGTGTGTCTGGTGGTGTATTTCAAAATACAGTTTTAAATTCTAAATTAATAGATTTAGTTTCAAATTTATATGTAGATCCTTGTGCAGATGATAGTGGTATATCTATGGGCGCAGCCTTGTGGGAAATAAATAAAAATAAATTTATAAAGAAAGAAATTAATACTTTATTTTTAGGAGATAATCCAAACTACAACTGTTTAAATAATAATAAAGGTTACATGGTTAAATATGAAGACGTAGCTAAATTAATATCAGAGGGAAATATAGTAGCTATTTACCAAGGTAAAAATGAAATAGGTAAGAGAGCATTAGGAAATAGATCTTTTCTTTACGATCCTAGAGATAAATATGCAAAAGAAAAAATAAATTTATTAAAAAACAGAGAGTGGTTTAGACCTACGGCTGGCACAGTTTTACATGAACACGCACACGATTGGTTTGATTTAAAATCAAAAACTGAAAGTAAATTTATGTCTTATGTTTTTAAAGTTAAAAAACCTGATATTCCTGGTATTACCCACGTTGATAATACTTGTAGAATACAAACTTTAACAAAAGATCAAAACTTTCATTATTATAATTTAATTAATGCTTTTTATAATTTAACAGGTGTACCAATGCTTTTAAATACTTCATTTAATCTAGCTGGTAAGCCATTGGTCAATAGTGTCCAGGACGCAATAAATACAACAAACAGTGAAAATAATTACGAATTTAAATTTACTTATTTTCCGGAATTAGGTAAATTATATGTTAAGAACAATTTTTAATTATGGCTTACTTAAACGCAAACATTCCTGTAATATATGCACAGATAAGGAGAGAATATCTTTATGATTTACAAAAACATCATGGGGAAGTTGAAGATTGTATTGTCTTTGGTATTAGCGCTCTTACGGGACGTAGTATTTTATGGCATGCAATTATGGAAAATGGTGCAATCTTTTATAGATTACCTATTACAGCTTTTATACAACGTGGATTTAAGATTGAGGATGTCCCTAAACGTAGACTTGATGAGCTTCAGCTCTGGAATTGTTTTAGTTATTATCCTTCTGTTCATGCTTTCGATATCTTAGATGGACAAGCTGGTAAATATATAGGTAAAGATAAAAAATGGCATCCTGGTAAATATTTATTTACAATTGATTTTGCACATCCAGAGTCTAACATACTTGACACTGATCATTCAGAAGTACCACATGAACATAAATGTGCACACATAATAGCTTTGGATGATGGTAATTTTGCTGCTCAACCAAATAATAGATGCATATGGGATATACCTTCTTTTACTGTTAAAGATAATATACCTGATTGGAAAGTGCAAACAAACGAATGGAACGTAGAAGATAGTAGTCAATGGAGAACAGAAGATACTGATAGATTTTTTTACGAAATTGAAGAGAAGAAAAAATGATTTGTATTTGTGGACATAGTCACAGAGATAAAGTAGAATGCCCGGAATGTAAATGCGGACATCTTGAAGAATGGGAGTCAGCACAAAGAGGAGAAGATATTATGTTAGATAAAATAAAAAACTCTGTTATGCATTATTGGACAGACCACAAAATAGAAACAATTGTTGTTGTTGTTTTAGTAATAGCATTAATCATAAAATAAATCATGGGAGATAGCCAGGATGGACTACAGGTTTACAGCAGTGCTGATAATTTTGTTGTGTTTACTGGCTATCTTTGTAAGACCAGTTAAAGCTC